GTTGACTTGCTCACATGGGAACTTGTTAAGCCGAAAGCTGTGCGTACTCAAGCTGTTCAGCAAAAGAAACGACTGTAATGGACGCCGCCCCTTTCCCAAATAGCGTTAACGCTCCAGTGCCTACTGTCGTGAAAAACAAAATACACGACAGCTTTCGTATCAATCAACTGTCAAATGTGCGCACGGATAAAGTGGCTGCGACCACTAAGTACAGTGAGTTTGTCTACGAGTATCGTAGCGGTGAGGTGCTGACAACGACCCTCAAAGTCTATGACCAGTTTCTTTTGGACATCAGCGCATGACTATGATGATTTTTGTGCTGATACTGGTTGAGAAGGGCCAGCCCACGGGAGAAGAGTTTTACTTTCAAGAACTTACGTCGTGTTTGGAATATTCAGACGCTTTAAACAATCAGTCAGTAGGTTTTCAAAACGGCAGCAGAAACAGGTTCTTTGAATCGTATTGCCGTGTTCGTCAGATCAATGTCGCGGATGCTGGTACTAAGATACTATTTAGAGACCCAAAGAAGTCGGAGGATTGATGAGTCCTAAGAAGTTAGAACCAAAATCACGGTATGCTCAGTACGACCTCGACGGAGATGGAGTGGTCACTGATGAAGAACTTACAAGAAATCAAGAACTTGTTGAGATCGAATTGCGTGAAGAAAAAGCAGATAGTCAACGCCGAATGGCTTGGGTGTCTCTTGGTAGTATGGTGGTTTACGCTCTTCTACCACTTATGCCTTTTATCCCTGAGTCCCGTTTGTCCACTCTGGCTTCTTTAAGCGACATGCTATTTCTTAGTCAGGCAAGCATTGTAGGGCTATACTTTGGCGCTACTGCGTATATGGCAAAACGATGAGCATACTCGGATCACTGATAGGCCCAGCTACTCAGCTACTAGACAAGGTAATTGAGGACAAAGACCAGAAGAATGCGTTGGCGCACGAGATTGCGACAATGGCAGAGCGGCATGCGCAGGAACTGGCAAAGGGTCAGTTAGAAGTAAACAAGGTTGAAGCCGCGCATCACAGTATCTTCGTGTCCGGGTGGCGACCTTGTATTGGTTGGGTGTGTGCTTTGGGTCTTTTATACAATACGATTCTTTCAAGCATATTGGGCATCTGGGTAGAGGTGCCAGAAATAGATACTACGCTGCTTGTCCCCGTTATGATGGGAATGTTGGGTCTCGGCGCTATGAGATCCTACGAAAAGGTACAAGGCGTAAGCCGGGAGAAGTAAATGTCAGATCAATTGATTGATATGTTGAAACGGCACGAGGGCGTGCGCTCTAAGGTTTATATGTGCTCTGCTGGTTATGAAACCATAGGGGTTGGACGCAATATTGCTGAATCTGGTCTTGGACTGTCTGATGATGAGATAGAATACCTTTTGAACAATGACGTTAACCGTGTGCGTGAAGAACTAGAGGACACCTACTTCTGGTTTGCAGCACTTAACGAAGCCCGTCAGGACGCTATGATCGACATATGCTTCAATCTTGGCATTACAAGACTACGAGGGTTTGTGAAAGCTGTTGAGGCCATGTCCCGCGAGCAGTTCGACATTGCCGCTGATGAATTCATGGACAGCCGCTGGAGCCAGCAGGTGGGCAGTCGTGCCGTAGAAGTCACTGAGATGATACGCACAGGGGAGTATCAGTAATGCCACTACAAAAAATGGTCTTCAAGCCGGGAGTGGATAGAGAGAACACACGCTACACAAGTGAGGGTGGTTGGTACGACTGCGACAAAGTACGGTTTAGACGGGGTATGCCGGAAAAGCTGGGTGGGTGGAATCGTATTTCTACTAATTCTTTTTTGGGTGTCGCTAGGTCTTTGTTTTCTTGGGTCACGCTAGGTAGTCAAAAGCTACTTGGTGTGGGCACTAATCTTAAGTTTTATATAGAACAGGGTGGAACATACTACGACATCACGCCTATACGAGCCGCTGTGTCGCTCACAGATCCTTTTACCACCGTAAGTGGGTCTACTACAGTTACAGTTACAGACGCTGCTGGGGGCTATATAAACGGTGATTTCGTCACATTTAGCGGTGCTTCTGCGGTGGGAGGGCTTACCCTAAACGGTGAGTTCCAAATAACATACTTAACGGGTAATACGTACACCATAACCGCTAGCGAAGCCGCAAGTTCTTCAGCTACAGGCGGGGGATCGGTTACTGCCACGTACCAAATAAACACTGGCCCCGCTGTCGCAGAGGCTTTGGTAGGTTGGGGCGCTGCTGGTTGGGGTCTTGGAACGTGGGGTGTAGGTATAACGTCCACTGACGCATTACGGCTATGGTCTCAGTCTAATTTTGGCGAAGATCTTATCTTTGCTGCGCGGGGAGGCAGTCTGTTTTTCTGGGATGCAACCGATGCATTAACAACTCGCGGTGTATTGCTGTCTAGTGAAAGCGGTGCCTCTAATGTTCCCGTGAAAGTAAACACCGTGCTTGTGTCAGATAATCGTTTTGTCTTTTGTTTTGGCACAAACGTGCTTGGTAGTAGTGATATAGACCCAATGCTTTTGCGTTGGTCAGACCAAGAAAATGCAGTCAATTGGACGCCCTCTGCTACTAATCAAGCTGGAGATCTTAGACTTTCTAAAGGCTCTGAGATAATAACGGCCATACAAGGTAGGCAGGAAATACTTGTTTGGACTGACTCCGCGCTCTACGCATTGCAGTACGTTGGTGCTCCTGCAGTATGGGGGGCACAGACAGTTGGAGAAAACTTATCTATCGCATCGCCGAATACGGTTGCCTATGCAAATGGTGTGGCCTACTGGATGGGTGTAGGCGGATTCTACTTATACGATGGGCGCGTGCAGACGCTGCCGTGCACACTGAAGCGGTACATATTTAACGACTTTAACGTAGAACAGTACGACCAAGTATTTGCAGGCACAAACGAAGGGTTCAGTGAGATTTGGTGGTTTTACTGTTCTAGCGGTGCCACAACCATAGACCGATATGTCATCTACAACTATGAGCAAAATATCTGGTACTTCGGCAATTTAGGTAGAACGGCTTGGATTGACTCCGGTATACGTGATTTTCCTATGGCGGCTACGTATAACAACAATGTCGTAAACCACGAAGATGGCATTGATGATAATGAGACCGGCACGACTGCAGGTATAGATTCGTTTATATCTTCAGCGCAGTTTGACTTAGATGATGGTCACAGATTTGCATTTATACAGAAAGTGTATCCAGATGTGACGTTTGACGGATCTACTGTAGACAGTCCCAGTGCTACGTTATCTTTGTTTGCGGCGCAAAACTCTGGATCGGGGCGTAACTCGCCTGCTTCTGAAGGAGGCACAAACACAGGCTCTATAACTAGAACAGCAACCGCGCCGATTGAAGCGTTTACCTCTAGACTCGACTTACGAGTACGTGGCAGGCAGTTAGCATTAAAGATAGAATCTAGCGATCTTGGAGTGAAGTGGCAGCTAGGCTCTCCTAGACTAGATATGCGGCCTGACGGGAGGCGGTAATGGCTATAGATAAAACAAGTTATGGCATAGACTTCAAAGCGCCAGTCCTTCCAGACCCATTGAACGAGTATGACGTGCGAATGTTCAATCAGCTAAACAACACGTTGCGCATATACTTCAATCAGCTTGACAAAGGAATACGGGATGCTTCGATGTCCCCCGCTGCACAAGCCACCGCTTGGTTTTTAGGTTAGTGGCTAACGTATACAAAAACGCTAAAGTGGATTTGACGGCCACCACTGCGACTACGCTGTATACATGCCCAACAGCTACTACAGCAATTATTAAGTCTATTCTTGTGTCTGAGGACTCAGGCAACGCTGACACGATTACCGTAACTATTACCGATTCTGCTTCGGCAGTATTTAGCGTGTTCAAGGTCAAAGCAGTGGGTGCGAACACCACGATAGAACTACTTACCGCTCCGCTCGTCATCGAAGAGTCCGAAATAGTTAAGGTCACCGCAGCTACGGCCAATAGGCTACACGTAGTAGCTAGCCTGCTAGAGGTGTCGTAATGGCAGTTGAAGACTTAGCAGCGCTTACACCAGAAGAGTTGCAAGAAAAAATAAACGCTTATTTTGATAGCGATGAGGGCAAAAGCTATCTTGATGACATTACAGCCAACACGTCTGACGAGTATACAAAAGCCTCGCTTGAGGAATCGGGAACATCCAACATTGCAGGGGCGCTTAGTTTTGTTAAGCCGCTGGATAGTGATGCACTGGAGACATGGAAAAGCCAAAACCAAGTCACAGATGACAATAACAATAGTTTTTTAGAAAACGACCAACTGTATCAACTTAAGGTATTTGCAGCTTCACAGCCTAAGTATGTGCCTATAGTGCCCGGAGAGGGGAACAGACGGCAACAAAGAATGGCAGAAGCATCAAAAACCCCCGGTGCTATTTACTCTGACTTCGGTGCTTATTCTTTGGCGTTACAGGCGCACAACAAAAAGATAACTGAATACGTAGAACAAGAAGATATACCTACATCCGTAACTACTCCTGATGGGGTAGAGATGAGCTTAAATCTAGGCATATCGCCCATGTATTACAACGAACAAAATGACGGCGGTAGGGTCTCACAAAAATTTAAAAACGGCGCTACTGGAGACTACTACAAACAGCTAGGTGGGGTAGGTGAGTACGGCACATATTATGTAAAAGAAAAGAAAACTGATTGGCGAGACAGCCTTGAAGCCTCTATACCGTTTGTAGCTGCATTTGTTGGTATATCAGTAATAGGGCCAGCAATAGCGGCAAAGGCTGCAGGAACGAGTACAGCGGGGGTAGGGGCAGCAGGTGAATTAACCTACGCGCAAGTTATTTCTCGCGTGCCTACAGCGGCTAGTTACAACACTGCCACGGCTGGTGTAACCAGCACCATATCAAACGCTATAAACGCCGTTGGCTCTACAATAGGTTCGGTTGCAAGCGCTGTAAGTGGGGCAATAGCAGAGGGTATAGCGACAGTTCTTCCGGGTATTAGTGCAGAAGCAATAGCTCCAACCATAGATGTTTTGGGGTCGATAACCGCTGCAGCTACGGGCGTATCTTATGTTGAATACGCTAAAAATAAAGCAGCGGCAGATGCTATAGGTGGAGCTATTAGTGTAGCTGCAAACGGACTTCCCGGTGGGGGTGTTATTTACTCTGGCCCCGGTGCTGGTGGTGACGGTGTATTTGACCCAAATGTTATTTCCAACCTTACTACGATAGCTGCAGCGAATAACGGAGCAGCGGAAGACGAAGAAGCAGCCGCAGCAATAGATGTGACAGAGTTAGCCGCAGCAGCCATAGCCGCCATAGATAACCCAGATGACGACGAAGCTGTTGTAGCTGCAAATACTGCAGTAAGCGAGGCAGAGGCAGGAGTAGAAGAAGCCGCAGGCAATGTAGCCACCGTGGTGGAAGAAGAGAATGCTAAAGCAGATGGTGCAGAGTCGTATGCTAGGTATGTAGCTAGTCGTTATGGCACACGCAGTTATTCTTATAGAAACGCAAAGAAACGAGCGGATAAAGCTAAACTAGACGCGCAGAATAAAATAAATAAGGCACGAACTGCGGCTAGTGTGGCACAAGCTGAGTTGGAAGACGCTAGAGAAGCACAGGCGGGCGCTGCCCGAGACGCAGACGATGCGTATAAAAGTGCTCGCGCCCAAGCTATTCGTGACGCTGAAGCTGAAGCTAACAAACGACGATCAGAGATAGACGCTAGAAATGCGGCTAGAAAAGAAAAACTAGAAAAAATACAAACCACTACAACCACAGATCAAGAGGCGTATAACAGCGCCTTAGAAGAGTCCAACACCAACGCAAATAACTCTGCTGCTGAGACGGTAGGAGACATAACGACCCTTACAGATGCCGTAGAAGAAGTTACAAACAAAGTAACAGAAGAAGTTACAACAGAGGCGGATAAATCTGCAGAAGAAGCTAAGCCTGTAGAAGAAATAGTAGAAGAGGTAGTAGAAGAAGTAGCAGAAGAAGCTAAGCCTGTAGTAACTACTTCAGACGGAACCGATGCGCCTACTACGGAAGTTAAATACGAAGAGCCAGACGAACCGATAGAAGTCACTACTGAGGTCGAGCCGGTTGAAAAGCCCGAAGACCCGCCGTTAGAAATAGAAAAGCCTGTTGTAGAAAAGCCTGTAGAAGAAGTTAAAACCGATGATGGAGGCGGTGGAGGCGGTGGAGGCGGTGCTGGTGAAGGTGCCGGTGCTGGACAGGGTGGTGATACAGGGGCCGATGCTGAAGTAGGCACCACTACGGCTGCAGAAAAAACTAAAGTAGAAACAACAGAAACAACAGAAACTCCAGCGAAGACTGCTGATGTAGGTTTAGGGGCAAGTGAACCAATAGACGGCAAATGGAGACGAGATCCTGATGACCCTAATGGGTGGATTCATATTCTTACCGGCACCACTTTTGAAGAAGGGCAGGGGGGAAAGTGGAGAAATAAAAGCACTGGAGAGGTAGTTGAAGAGTTTACTGAACCCACAGAAAGCACAGATGAAGATAAAGAACTTATAGAAGTTACCGGGGCAGGAACTGGACTAGGTGGAGGGGCAGACACTCCCAGTTCTACAGACACTACAACTGCGCCTTCTGAAACAACAGGTGACATTGATTTAGGAACACCGGCTTCCTCCACAACTGGGGTTAGTTCTACAACCACTGCAGGTGCTGCTGCAGGCACGGATACTACAACCACGGCTACTACGTCTACAGGCACGGCTGGTGCAACTACAACACCTACCGAAACGACCACAGGTGGGGCTGGTACAGGTGCGGATCTAGGTACAAGTGATACCGCTGCGAATGAAGATCAGGCAGGTGCAGGTGCTGACGGGGCAGGCACAGGAACTACTGGCCCTGCGGATGAGGTGGGTACAAGTGCTGCCGATGTTACAGGTACAGGTACAGAGGTTTCTGATGTTACAGGTACAGGTACAGGTGCTTCTGGTACTCCCGGTGTAGGTGCTGGCAATGTAGGCAATCCCGGTGATGTAGGCGAAGGTACGGGTGCAGGAGCAGGTACGGGTAGTGGTACGGGGAGCGGTACAGGGGCAGGAGAAGGGCCGGGAGAAGGTAGTGGCCGAGGGTCAGGCAGGGGCACAGGCATAGGTAACCAAATATTTGCTGCTCTTATGCAACCGCAACAGGTTCAAGTAAAGGCAGGGCCAGTTGCGGGTGATATAACTCCATACGATTTCAGTAGTATATTTGCAGACAAAGAACAGGCGAGTAAATTTATTACGCCTTATGGTGTGCGCAAGGCCGCTGCAGGTGGCGTGATACGCTCAGACACTGATACTATAATAAAGCAGTTAGAACGTAAGAAAAAACCTGCTGATACGATGGAAGATTTGTTCCGTATCATTGGAGGAAAGTAATGGGTTGGTTTGATGAGTTCATAAACGAGCAGATAGAAGATGCCGGTGATTTCTTTACAGAGGACATAGGCAAATATGTTGGAGATGCTGACAATTTGGGAAGCACTCTGCTTGGTTTAGGTCTTGGGTATCTTGCAGATAGATCTGGTATAGCTGATCCAAAAATACCTACCACTGGGTATCAAGGCAGTATTCCTGAGTATACTGCAGTGCGTGAGCGCGTGCCTATGCAAGCAGACCCTAACAGAAGGCCCGGATCAGCAGGGCGCAGATACTTTTCTGACACTATATTTGCACAAAAACCTGAAACAGAACCCATGACTGTAGAGCAAGCTCGCACACAAGCAGCGGCGCAAGCTAAAGGTATAGCTGCTGGACAACCTCCAGTGGCTGCTCCGATAGAAAAAGAATACGATCCTGATGCAAAAGAGGTGGGCATGGCAGGGCCAGACCGTATGTATGCGTCTGGAGGCATAGCAAATCTCTCACAGGGTAGGTATTTAGGTGGCACCACAGACGGGCAGGCTGACAAAGTGCCCGCTAGAATAGATAACGGACAAGAAGCTAGGCTTAGTGACGGTGAGTTTGTACTACCTGCTGATTTAGTGGCGCTTCTAGGTAACGGCAACTCTAATGCAGGTGCTAGAAAACTGCATGAGTTTATGGACAGAGTGCGTAGACAAGGCACAGGTAGAGAAACACAACAGAAAAACATAGATGCAAACAAAGAGCTATCTATGCTTCTAGGGTAGGAGGCGTTATGACAAACGGAACTGGTGATGGTACTGGTGGAAACGCTGGAGCAGGTGAATACACAAACTTTACGCCTCAAAGAACAGGTAGCTCAGATTCACTTGCTACCTATGCTGGCCCCTATGTTACCGATATGTTGGGCAGAGGTCGGGCACTTGCTGACCAAGGCTATCAAGCCTACACAGGGCCGCTTACCGCAGGGCAATCTCAACTACAAGACACAGCGTTCCAAGGTATAGCTAACCTAACTGTACCTACTACGAGTATGGGTGCGTTTAACCCCGGAACTTTTGCTGCGTCTGGCGCTCCTACAATGACCACAGAGGGGGCTAATGCTGCTGCCGCTACAGGTATAGTGGGTGAGTACATGAACCCCTACCTATCCGCAGTGCTAAACCCGCAACTAGAAGAGGCACGTAGACAGGCAGAGATAAGTAGGCAAGCAGAAGCGGGTAGGTTCACTAGATCGGGTGCATTTGGCGGCTCCCGCCAAGCCATTGCAGATTTAGAACGCGACAATATTCTACAACGCAATTTAGCTGATATAACAGGTAAAGGGTATGCGTCAGCATTCGATGCCGCTAGACGGCAATTCAATGAAGAACAACAACGACAGCAGACAGCTAGAGATGCTGCAAATCGTTTTGGGCTTGATGCACTTGCAGCGCAGACCAGAGCGGGAGAGATACAACGCGGTATAGAGGCAGAAGGTATTGCTGCTGATTTAGCACAGTTTGAAGAAGAACGAGACTTCCCATACAAGAACGTACAGTTTATGCAGTCACTGCTTGGTAAGCTACCACTTACAACACAGTCTTACACTTATTCACAACCTAGTCAGTTGAGCAACATACTTGCTGGTGGCGGAATAGCTGATGTAATAGCGTCATTGCTTGGCGGGGCTGGCGGTAAAAAAGAAGAAAAAGAAGAAGAAACTACTGACCCCAATGTTGGGAGGCAAATTACATGATCCCGATGGACAGAGAAGTCGATGAGCTTGCTGAAGTATACAGCCCACAGCAGCTACAACAAAAATATAAAGTTACACAAGAACTTATGTACCTGCTTGCTTTGCAGAAAGTTCAGTCAGATATGAAGGCTGCACAAAACCAACTGGCTATGAGCCAACAGCAGCAGCCCGGAACTATAAAAGACCAGATGGAAGGACAAGTCTTTCAAGAAAAACTACGTCAAGTGTCTGGCACTATAGCTCAACAAGAGGCCCAAAGAAGACAGCGACAGCAGCGCATGATGGCTAGCGGCGGTATTGTTGGGTTTAATAGAGGTATGTCTGTTTCTGCCCCAGAAAAACCGGGGCTTTTTAGTCAGTTTAGTTTTCCAGACATGACTGCCGTTAGGCGTATGGAAGAGAGAAAAGAGGCTGAGAAACAACGCTTACGCGATGCAGGTGTTGAAGTACCAGAAAACATAACTTTAGAAGAGATAGAAGAAAAACTAGCGCAAATACCAGAAGATATAAATGAAGCTCTTGCTGACCCAGTAACTAAAAAACGAAGGGCAGAAGCCAAAGCAAGAAAACAAGCGGAACTAGATGCTATACGTGCAGAAGAACCCGATCTAGCGGGGTTAGCCGGTATAGAAGCAGCTAAATTAGCAGCAGAAAAGCCACAACAAAAAAAGCCATCAACAACCACTCCTAAAACTAATGACGGTGGGATTGCAGATGTAACTCCAACGACAACCCCATTTACAAAGCCTGATAAGGTAATAGATCAGTTACCAGCAGGGCTTAAAGATAGCCTAACAACTATGGCTGGTATGGGGTCAGAAGGTATAGCGGCGGTTGCAGGCGAAGCAGAGCGTAGAGCAGAAAGAATTGCAGGCAGGGCAGACAAAGCACAGAAGTTTGAGCGTATGCGTGAAGAACAAGAACGCTTGTACAACGAACTGCAAGATCCCGACAAGCAACAAGCACAAATGCGCCGTAACATCTTTGCAGCGTTTGGTCGTGGCGGTAATTCGTTTGGTCAGTTGATGGGTAATGCTTTAACTGCGATAAGTAGAACTGAGGCGGGGCAAGATCAGCTTAAGCAGCTAGCACTATCTAAGAAACAGGGTGTTGATACGCTTGCGATGGAGCTAGATGTAAAGGTTGCGGATCAAACAAATCAGTCTATAAACGCTGCTATAGACGCTGCTAAAGCAGATAGACGACAAGCGATGAATACTATATCTAATTTAACAGCCGAAACTGCTCGTCAGAACAGGCAGTTTGTACGCGACCAATTTGACTTCCAAAGTGAAAGAGCATTACAAGCGTTTAGAAGGGCTGAGCTAGTTAGTAGGCAGTTAGATAGGCAAGTGAGTAGAGACGTAACAGATCTTAATACACTAACTTCTGCTATAAACGATATTAGGGCTACTAGAGCAGACGTGCTTAAAGAAGTACTTAGTACCAATCAAAGATACCTACAGTTAAAAGCACTAGAGCGGCAAGGTAAATTAGACGAAGAAGAAGCAGAAGAGCTTAACGAACTTAAAAAATCTGTAGAGACGGTAATATACGAAAGGTTAGGTGCAAGCGACGAAATACTACAACGTCTAACTGAGCAGGCCGATGCCGTAAGAAGTAAGCGAGAAATTTCTGTTGACCAAATAGAGAATTTTGCTGCACTGCCGCAGTAGTTAAGTACTCATGCGCTTATATAACGTACTGTTAAATGATGGCACTAGCGAAACAGTAGAGGCTCCCGAGAACGCTACTAGAGAGCAGTTAGCCGAAGCTATAAATAGAAAGCGTGTTGGCCCTTCTATATATGAAGCCTACAGTAAAGAGGCGGTAGATAGACGGCGTACTAAATTAACACAACTAAGAAGCGAATTAGCTGAAGCTAGAGAAAAAGCTAGTGAAGCGCAAAGAGGTAGTTTTTCTCGCGGTCTAGATATAGGAACTGATCTTGTAGCTCAAGCTACTGGCTCTGGTTTAGAGGGTATAGGTAGCCTACTTGGGTTAGAAGGGCTTGAAGAGTATGGTGCTGAAGTAGCCCTAGAGAACGAAGCTGATATACAGCGTAAATCTCGTTACCAAACTAAGTTTGACGATATTGAAGGTGCTGAAGATTTTTTCTCTTATCTTGGTGGTGTAGCTGCCGAGAGCGCCCCTGCTACGGCTGCTGGTATTGCTGGTGGTATTGCTGCCGCTGCCGCTGCTCCCGTTATAGGCGTAGGTGCTGTCGCTGCCGGTATTGCTGGTGCTACCCTTGCAAACCTGCCGTTCTTCTACGGTATGAACCGTGAACGTCAAAAAGAAGCCATAGAACAAGGGTTTAGAACCGAAATAAGTGAAGGCGCTGCTTTTCTTACTGCACTGCCTCAAGCGTTGTTGGACGGTATTGTTGACCGCTTGTTAGTTGGTGGTGTTTCTAAGTTAGGTGTTACAGAAAAAGCACTTACCGGCGGCGGTATATTTACTAGAAGTACAAAGGGCGCAGGTTTAGGTGCGGTTGTAGAGGCACCCACAGAGATAGGTCAACAGATACTGGAGCGTGCCCAAGCTGGTTTACCTTTAGATAATGAAGAAGCACTTGCCGAATATAGAGAGGCAGGCATAGCAGGCGGCTTATTAGGTGGTGCCATTAGAGGAACCACAAGCGCTGCCGGTATTGGTATTGATACAGACGATACTTCAGATACAACGCCAACTCCTACACCCATCTCTGACCCCGATGTAGGTGTAGAGGCTGCGGATGACACAGGCGGCATTGCTAGTCGCTTCTTAGACCCAGAGTTTGTAAGTTCTCAAGAGCTTGAAGGCGCGGACAGGACTGCTACAAAGCTAGCTTTAGAGGAGATATTAGCTAGAGACCCCACAGCCACACGGGAAGAAGTTAAAGCAAAGGTAGCCGCAGACCCTAGAGTCGTGGAGGCTGCGCAAAAAGAAAGAGAAGAAATCACCTCAAGATTGGCTGCAGGGGCAGAGCTTACAGAAGAAGAAATTAGTCAAAGAATGGCTGCTGTAACTGATGAAACACTAGCAGCTACCACCGAGACAGAAGCGGCACGCGAAGCTACTGAAACTGGCGGCGTTGAAGAAGCGGCAGTAGAGACCGCCCCCGAAGTAGAAACAGAAGCGCAGCCCGCACCAGAAAGACCCATAACTGCTGAAGATCTTAAAACTTTTGGTATTCGTAAAGGTTCAAAGGCAGCGAAGTTTGTAGGTCAAGACTTAAACAACGCAGAAGTAAGAAGTGATTTTAAGGCTGCTGTTGGTAAGTTAAAGAACAGCTTGGCAATACAAGACAACATAGCTAGGACTCTTGAAAATGAACGACAAGCCCAAGTTACGGAAGTTACAGAAGAGTCAAGTGGAGTCAGCGTTCCGAGTGATATACAAGGCGCACCAGAGCCAGAAGGAGACGGTGATACCGCCAGCACTGTTGAGTCTGGACGAGGAACAGTGGGAGATGTTGACGATAGCTCTGGACGACCTGCTACTGGAACTGGAAGAAGCGACCCTGCACTAGCCCCAGCAAGTAAAATAGAAACACTTGAAGGTATGGGCTTTAAGATTAACGGCAGGGAGGGTAAGAAAAAGAAGCAAGAGCCAAAGCCTCAACAGGTAGCTGGTGTAGAAGCACCCACAGTAACAGAACTACCTAACAACGAACTTGAATTTAAGTTTGGCGACACAGGGCCGGTATTTAGAGGTAAGCAAAAAGAAGGTGTCATAGATATAGAAGGCGCACCAGAAATTACAGCGTTTTCTAAGAACGAAGCGGTAAGAAAGCTACAAACAAAAGTAGCGGGTGCTGGGTTAGAAGCACAAGCGGGTAGAGCTATAGCAGGGCAAGCAGAACTACCCGCAGTAGAAACTGAAGAGACCGTAACTCCTACAGAAGATGTAGTCGAAGGCATATCAACCAAAAGAGAAGTAGCGCTATCTAAAGAAGATACAGGCGGAGAAGCCGTACTAAGCCGTAAAGAACTAATGCAGGAAGCTAGGGCTATGGGGCTGTCCACTGCAGAGGCTAAAGAATACACAGATGCAGTGCTAGCTGGTATAGAAGGCTTAAACCTAGATGTTGGCGAACTATATCTACTAGGCAGGGGCGTAAAAGGTCTGGACGCACCGCTACCGAGCAATGCTGTCACGGCGTTACAGGCCGGTGATATAAAAAGTGCTCTAGAAACTGTTGCAAAAAGTACGTCTAACAAGGATATACGGCAAATTGCTAGGAAGTTAATACCTTTAGTGGGCACCACTAGGGTAAGGCTTGCGCGACTACAAGAAAACTTACCAGAAAACGCTTCTGCAATAGACAGATTCTTGTCCAGAAAAGTTAGTCGTATCACAGAAGGTAGCCCTGTGTTCGGACAGTACTACCCCGGTGCAGAAAGTGTATTAAACCAACTGTCTGCTGATGCGACTATAGAGGAAGCTAGAATACAGGCTAGGCTTGCTGACGAGATAGAAAACACCATAGTCCTAAATCAAGACACTGCAGAAGGTATGTCTGTGGTTACATTGCTACATGAGATGACGCACGCAGCTACAATAAATACATTGGCTCAACCGTCAAACCCAGTAACGACGCAGTTACGAACCATATACAATAGTGTAAAAGAGCAGTTACAGGGGCTGTATGGTTCAGAAAGCCTAGAAGAGTTTGTGGCAGAAGCGTTTAGTAACCCCATGTTTCAGCAGAGGCTCGCTAGGATAAACATAAAAGGCGAGCAACTAAGTGCCTTTGACCGATTCAAGAACGCTATACGCAGGCTATTTAGACTCCCCATAAAAAAAGATACTAAGCCCGTATCCAAAGAAGTTAATGCCCTTATAGAACAAATACTAGCGCCCGCTCCACAGTATAGAGGGCTAGGCACAATATCTAATAGTTCTTCGCCTAGAGAAGTGGCTGCTATAGGTGAGGCTTTGAAGAACCGCACTGCGGGCGCGTTTAGTAAAACGAGTAGGGAAGTCTTAGCAAACAGGATAAAGGGTATATTTTCTGGCCCCCAAAACCCTGCTTCTGTAGCAGCCAAAAGGGTAGTAGGTGGATTCTTACCGAACAGTAGTATTGGGGATTGGGCGGACTCACTAGGTTTAGACGGTGCCACAGACGTACTTGAAGCTATAGAAAATCAACGGGGCGATCTTAGTAGGTCAGAGCAAGTCACACGAAGAAAACTGCTGCCCATACTGCAGTGGGGCAACAAAGCCACTAAAGAGATAAGAGACAGATTTAACGATGTTGTATACATCAGCACCATAGAAGGAGTAGACCCGTCAAAAGATTTGTCTGCTTATACAGGTAAAAAGTTAACCATATATAAAGAGCTTAGAAGAGAGTTTGATAAGTTAGGCCCAGATGGACGAAGGGCGTATACCAACCTGCGTGACTTCTACAAGTACCAATACAACCAACTGCTAAAAGCGCTAGAGGGCAGGATAGACGAGCTAGAAGCACCCCAAGAAGTTAAGACTAATCTTAAGAACGAACTGCTTGGTCAACTACTGCGACAAGCAAAAGAAGACCCATACTTTCCTCTGACTCGTAAAGGTACATATTTCTTAGCTGTTAAAGACCCCAAGGCACAGGCTAATTCTGCCGTGTTTTCGTTTGAGAACAATGGCGACAGAAACATGGCTATAGATGAGTTTACAGAGATGGGCATGGACGTTGAGATCTTTGACCCTAATGACTCAACTATGTATACGGGTGACTCGGTGCCCCCAGCGTTTGTCGCTAATGTCCTGCGGACACTAGACGCTCAAGTAGGCGCATTAGAACCAAACCAAAAAATAGGCTATGAAGCGGCAAGAGAGCAGATAACTAAGTTATTTATACAATCACTGCCAGAATCTTCTTTTGCGAAAGGGCTGCAGAAACGTAAGAAAACAGAAGGCTACGACAAAGATGCGTTAGAAGCTGCTAGAACAAAAGGCTACGACCTAGCTAGACAGGCCTCACGCATAAAGAACAGCGCTATAATTCAATCCAAACTAACGTCGTTTTTAGAAAAAAGTAAAGGCGGAGATGTAGAAGTAGTTAGAGAAATACGCGAACGAGCGAAGTTTGCGATGAACCCGCCCAAAGACAACTTTGCAAAGAACTTAAATCGCATGGCGTTCTTGTGGACTATCGGTTTCAATGCCTCTTCTGCCTTGGTCAACTTATCTCAGATACCACTTTTTGCGTACCCAATGCTCGCTGGTAAGTATGGTTATGCCAACACAAGTGCGGCTATAAAAGATGCGGGTAAGTTGTTTGTAGGCACACCCCTAAACCAAACACAAGAAACTTTGTTTGGCGGTACTCGTAATGCTAGATCAATAAGAGAAGCGTTAAAGGGTAGAGATAAACTTAAAAATGTTATGGAAGCTACGCAGGATAAAGCGCAGCCTTCATTGGAGAACTACTACACAGTTACAGAGTCTGACGGTCAACTTACATATGCGGTGCGAGAAGACCTAGACCTTTCGCAAGAGATGAAGACAGAGCTTGAAAACTTGGTACCTCTAGTTCGCTTAGCTGCTAGACGTGGGCAGTTGGGTTCTTCTTTCATAGCAGAGACACTTAGCGTAGATACTTCTGGAAGAGACATAAGTAGAGCCGATTTTATAACTAATATGTCTGCTTTGATGTTTCATACCGCAGAAGTTATGAACCGCCAAACTACATTGGTAGCAGCGTACAAACTTGCTTTGGACAAGGCTACAAAAGGTAAAGATCTTACAGAATCTCAATTAAGAGAAGCAGAACAGAAAGCCGCTGCAGACGCAGTGTATGAGACCCAACAGATAAACGGCGGGGCTAACCTAGAAACTGGGCCAAGATTTGCACGCTCTGGTGTTGGTCGTGTGGCTCTTATGTATAAGAACTACGGCATCACCATGTACTACAAGATGCTGAAGACCGCATGGGAGGGCACAAAAGCAGCTTACGGTGGGGACACAGAGGCAGCTAAAGTGGCATTTAAGCAGTTGGCAGGGGTGCATATGTCCGCATTGCTGCTAGCAGGGGTGCAGGGATTACCACTGTACGGCGCAGCCACAATGATATACGACATGCTGGTAGGTGATGAATCAGAAGAAGACTTTGAGACGTTTGTACGCCGATCTTTAGACAACGAGATGCTATACAAGGGAGTTCTGTCAGAAGTAACTGGGCTGGATGTATCTAAACGTGTGGCGTTAACTAACTTGTTATTTGAAGCAGACAGATTTAACTCTAATCCATCACCCGAAGAGTCGTTTATGCACTTCTTTGGTGGCCCAGCGTGGAGCGTAGGCTCTAGGGCTTGGGAGAGTTTTGAAGATCTTTGGCGTGGAGAAGATATGGAGCGAGCGTTTGAGGGTATGGCACCGGGAGCCATACGTAACGCTTATCGTGCTCTGCGTAGATACCCCAGAGACGAAGGCATCCTCACTCGTAGAGGTGACCCCATGTACGACGATATAACCGGCGGACAGTTGTTCGCGCAGTTGCTTGGGTTCCCGCCTACAGAGTATATGAACAACATGGAAGAGTCCTCTAAAGCCAAGCGTATGAATGACGCCGCTGCAAACAAACGAAGAAGATTGTTAAAAAGATATTATGTAGCAATGCGGTTTGGCGATTTCATGGAGGCAGACAACATACGACTAGAAATGGCTGAATTTAGTAACTCTAGGGCGGTGCAGCAAGATCCAAAACTGGCTATAACACCAGAGACTATTGAACGGTCTATGAAAGCTCACGAACGTACAACCACTAGAATGCACAACGGTGTGTTGTTATCTCCTGCCACGCGAGCGACTGTGGAAGCTGAAGGTTTTTTCTAGGGTGACCCACCCCCTCGGTGGGAAGAGGGTGGGCCGGTTTTGGAGAACCACAGCGTTCCGCTGCGTGTCATATGGTATCACGTAGTTCTCCAGAGTCTCACACCTAATTTATTGCCCTCAGTTCGGACTTGGTGCTCAAAAGTCCACCCTTTAGACTCCATAACTTGTTTTGCTTGTAGGTATGTAGCTTGTGTGTCGATACAGGGAATGAATACAGACATCCCCACTAACATCTTACTCCAGTACACTACTACTCTTACCCCATCCGGGCAGAGATCATCAGTAAGTATTACTTCGTCGCTGACGTTTTGTTTGATTCTACTACTTCTAATGACCGCCAATCCTCACCCATGTGTTTACGGGCTTCGTCCGTGGCTTTGCTTTTAGCTTCCTCTAAAGACTCTGCTTCAACTGCAAAATACTTAACTGTCGTTAGATAAAGCTCAAGCTCATACCGCTTCATCCACATCTCCTTGTGGTAATTGTACAGAACAGTCTACGACTATAACGTCGGTGGGCGGCAGACGTAGATGCGTACCTTTACTCAATCGCATCTTTGACTTTTTAGCACTCATCTTAGACTTCAAGTCTTGAACGAAAGATGCATAGTTTACTTGGTGCTTACCACACCACTCTCGCAGCGGTTTCGGCACAAGGTAGGCACGCTTCACGTCTGTTTCGTACCTAGCCACAAGTCTAGCGCGTGGGTTCAAGTCAGGTATTACAAGCTCATCTAGCCCGTTGTTATTGGCTTTTCGTAAGTCATCCGTACTCTTAATCCAAAGCACGTTGCCGTAATGATCGTTCAAATAATCATTAAGCACTTGTTCTGCAGAACTACTCATATCAGCAACACTCCTTTTGTTTTCTTCTAACACGCTCAATATCCATCTATATACCTTCTTTGTGCTGTAGGGTAATAAGCCCATATTCTTGCAGATCACCAGCGCAGTAAGCGTGCACGCTGCACCTGCAGACCAAAACCTGTTCTCAGCAGCCAAGCCAGCCTTAGAGTCCACCTTCAACTGCGTGGCCTTTAGTAACTCTTTAACGTCATCTAGGTTGTTTATGACGTACTGCACAAACGGCACACCCGCATGGCCGTAATCGCTTTGTAGGGCTAGAGCGAATGCATCGGTAGCTTCTTTAGTGTTTGCACTCTTGTAATGCTTATTTACTTTGTACTCAAGTATGCGCTGTGCTTCTGCTTTCGGCGCTTGCTTGTCCATCATTATCTTTTCTATCAGGCTAGTGTTCGCGCTGGATACGGTCATAAAGCTCCATGCATATCCATTGAAACGCTCTATGTTTGCACTGCTAGTTAGCCTACGCCGCTGCTTACCGCTATATAACTGGTAGGCCATATCACTAAGCTCGCTAGAGTTCATGTTTGTAACTTCGTCCATGAAGAACGGTAGGTTGTTATAAATTTCAGCCCTATTCATCTTGGCTAAGTATTTGTCCTCTTTGCTCAGGATAAGTTCTTCTGGATTACCCCATACACCCAGCCCTGCGAATTGTGCAGTAGTTTTACCAAGCCCAGAATCATCGCTATGTAGATGAAGCATGGAGCAAGACACAGGCATGAGTTTCATTAGTATGGAGCCGAATGATGCACCTAAGACGTACTGATATGCCTCCTGCCCGTCTTGGTTTAGAAAGGCCATTGTTTCTTTCCAGCCTTCTAACGTGCCTTTAGATTCAAATGCGGGGAACATAGAAATAGTATTTGACGCAGGGGGGTTGAAGTCCACGCGGTCACCAAATATCTCTTGGTTACCTAGTATAAACGACTTCATATCATCATCTGTCCAACCAAACTGACGATGGGCGGTTTCCGCCACAGACTTAGCCTGTAGCTCGTTTACCCACGTAGTTGTGTAATCCATGAGTTCATCCATCCTCTTTATAGCTACGCCTTGGGCGCTCATGTTTTTACGGAACTCTTCCCGTGAAGTAACAGCAGTCAAAGGAAGCGTAAATTCACGCATACCGTCTTTTGGTAAGTGCAAGCACATAACGACAGATTCACCAAGTTCGGGGTCATGCACGCGCTTAACCACATATATGTCATTATGATAAATAAGTTTATCTTCTGGCTCACCATCTGGGCCGTTCGCTCTTACGTATATACCGCCATTCGCCCCACGAAAGTATGGTCTTGGGTACTCAGGTATCACATACGTTTTAGTAGGTGCGTTTGGTAGCGAAGCAGATACTGTTTCTACTACGTTATCTTTATCAGTCGCTTCGATTATGTGTCGGCCTAACACTATGGGAGACTTTATCTTGCCCCAGTACGGGCACTTTCGACATATTTTTGGGTTGAACTCATCAAACTTAATGCACTGGTACGGGCCTTTTATCAAGTCCATTTTGTACGCTGTGTCTTCTGGTGTGTAGCCTTCGTGCCCCCTAGATATAAAGTGCGCTGCTTTTTCTGAATCAGAGCAAAACTTTGCTATAGATAGCCCCGCTCTCCACATAGGCTCAGAGCAGTTTTCTTGGTCATTTATTATCATCTCTAGTTGCTTACAACCAGATTCCATCTTTATTTTGTTTACTATCGTCCCAAACTTGTTCTCGCTGTTACCCATCAGGGCTTGCGTTACAGCATTTACGCCGTTACGCGGACTGCGTTGAGGTACAGGCAGTGGGTTATTACCCAGTAATTCTGAGAACTCATCAAAATCTACAAGTGGTGGAGGCTCCACCCCATATATGACTACCTTGCTAGGCGGGTCAGTCTTGTGATTGTGCGTGCTGACTACACGTAAAACTCTAGCGGCATCGGCAGTAACAGCAGGATCTGCTAAGAAGTTATGTTCTGCGCACTGCGCCTTGAGTTGTTCTGCTACAGGCACCCAATCATCTGTAGGTACAGACTCCTGTAAAGCCCAGTAAACGTGTATCCCACGCCCTGAGTTAACCATCAGGGGTTTAGGCAGCTTAAGCGCTTTGCAGAACCTACGTAGTTCAGCTACCGCTTCTTCTTGTGTTGCGAAGTCCTTACTAGGCCCACAGTCTAGGTCTAAGAAGAACGCCTTAAATGACAGCGTATTATCTACACGACGTGACCCAGCTTCAGAAAACGTAGCCAGCGCAAAGTAAACATCGTAACCCTGCGCATCAAGGTCATTAGCGGTGTCTACCACATCGTCCAGCGACGTGAAAAACATCTGTTTTCTTTGGTCGTTTGCTAGGTGGTTGGCGAATATACAGTAGTTACCTGTATCACTGAGCACCCTGCTTAAAAATTGCTTGGTGTGCATGACTATTACTCATAACCGAAAGACACCGTGGCAGGGGCGTCGGTACACCCTCTTCGATTGCTCTAGCCACGATGGTAGTTATGGAGCTTTAGTCGTCCCACTCATCAATCACAGCCGTGACTGCTTCTTTCTCCTCCTTTGGAGCTGCGGACTTCTTCACCATCTTCTTAGGTTCTTTTACTGGAACCTCCTCTTCCCACTCGTCTTCTGCGGGAGTAGCCGCTACAGGTTCTGGTGTTGACTCAACAGCGAATGCACCACCATCACCACCTTCAATGGTGAACCCTTCTTCTTCCTCAAACGGATCTCTGGTTGGCATTGGTGCATACTTGAGCACCTGCACTGCCCTTGGTCGGAGTTTGACCCCCGCTTTATCATCTTTCTTTATATAGTACGGGTGCAGTGATACTTGTAAGTTAATTGTGCTGCCGCCGGTCAACATAAACCCGTCAGGCAGTGGCGTTCTCTTTGCATCCACATGGGAGGGCGGTCTGCTAGCCTCACCGTTGTAGGCACCCTCCGTAGCCGCTTTATGCACCCAATTACCGTCGTCGTCTTGGTCAAAAGGCTTATCAAACTTTTTCGGCCAGTTATTTTCTTGTCCTGCTTCCTCCGTATATGCTTGCCTCATAGCAGCCCAAAGACCCTTCTGCCCTTCGTCATCCATAACAAAGTTTAAAGAAAACTCTGCGCCGACTTCTTTTGGGTCACAGGGGACGCTTTTGTTTTTTGCGTCACTCCATTTATACGTTTTATCCATCCTTGGGTGTAGCGCTTTCACGCCCTTAACTATGTATGTCGGTCTATTAGCCATTCTTATGTTCTCCTAAACATTTGTATTTATGCTATTTCACTCACGGTAAACCCCTCCACCTCATCGAATGGCGATGCTGCACTACTCCACACTGGTGGGGCACTGAAGGTAATCGCTTTCAATGTATCGGGGTGTCTCTCAAGCTCCATAGCAATCTTAAGTTCGGCCTCGTCTAACACCCGCATGGGTCTAAAACGTAGCCTTGGCGCGTAACTTGTCTGCTCAAAACAGATCCTAGTTACGACGGTTGTAGCAGACGTATCGTGTTTCACTAAGTGTTTTACATAGTTCTGCATCGACATCCAACCGCGTTCAGCCTCACCAAACAAACTCGTTGCTGGTAGTTGTAGCTGAAATACGTCGTATAGATTGTCCTCTACAAAAGTAATAGCGATCCGTTGTAAGAACTTACAAGCTCTTGAACCGCCTCCTCCTGACCCCCGTATATTTTGCTCGCAGTCTATGCAGCGTGATGACTGCCTAGTTCCCGCTGGAACATCTGGATCGGGTGCCTGTGTGTTAGATGACCAACAGCTAGGAGTAGCTGCTCGGTTTGGGTCATAGACTCCTGAGTAAAACATACGTGACATGCCTGCTGCATTTACGATCACTACATCTAGAACATCAGAGCCTACTTCTACCTCTTTACCGTCTACTACCTTACGAAACTTACCGTCCCGTATGCTGATCTTCTTAAACCCCATACTACAGATCTTCGTCCAGATCCCCTACCTCTTCGACACGCTCTTTAATATCTTCAGCAAGTTCTTTTGCCAAAGTGTTAATAGCCATGTCCTCTACAACAGTATTGGTTTCATTCAAATCTGTGTTTAGCAGGGCAAACACCACACGATTTAGATCAAAACGGTACGTCTTGCCTACGTGTATGTAGGTGTTTTCGGGTATGAGATTAGCTCGTAACCATGAACGAACGGTGCTCACGGACACTTTGAGGTGCTTCGCTACCTCGTCTATGTCTACCAAGTTTATTTCAGCCGTCACTTCTTTTTCCTTACATTGATTGTGTACTCAGTATTAGCATTCAAACCTTTAGGTAGTTTCTCAGGGTTCTCCTCCAGCCATTCTTTGATGGCTTTTTGGTGGAGCCGCTGCTGTAAGAACTCTGGCACTTGCTCTTCTATTATGAACTCACGCATCTCTTCCCAGTTGTTAGTCTGGTACACGGTCTTAGTGGTCTTATAAAAGGTGCCTGTGTCGGTTGACACGTTCTTAGCTTTGGTAGCGTCAAGATGCTTCATCATTTCGTCTTTGATGAGATCCTGCTGTTCACTGAGTTTGTTGTCTTCTTTATCAAAATCAGACTTAAGCTCAACACGCTTGTCCCTGATCTTCAGATAAACCTTTATCAGCTTATCTGTATCCACGCTGTTTGATTGCATTTAGGTTCTCCAATTACCTAGCAGTACACTTTAGTTGTAAGCAACTATCTAATCAAGTATTTCCTTGTATAAATCTATCATCTTTGTGTGGTCGTCAATTCTATTATCTAATAATGAGTACACACGTTTCTCTGCGAAGGAGCCTTGCAACTGCACCACCGTACACTTGTGATCCTGCCCAGAGCGATGCACGCGAGCATTAGCCTGCGCGTAAGTTTCTAATGAACTTGTCGGCCCCCACCATACCACTGTATTCGCCGCAGTAAGTGTGACTCCGTGAGCCGCTGCAGCGGGTTGTATAACTAACACTTGTGGCGCGGCGTTAGTCTGAAATCGTTTGAATATGTCCGTGCGTTTGGCCGCACTCACGTCTCCCCTAATGACCTCAGTGGGTATACCGTCGTTTATAAGTTTGTCGGTCAGTATGTCTATAACGTGCTTGAACGGCACGAACACCAAGACTTTCTTGGTTGACTCGTCTATCACCTCACGAAGAACTTTATAACGATGCTTGATGTCAAACTCTAAAGAGTCACCGTCATCCGTGTACACGGCACCACTTGAGATCTGCAGTAACTTGTTCATGTTTACGGCAGCATTAGCCGCAGTTATCTGTTCTCCAGCGGCCTGCATGACCATAGTATCTTTAAGTTGCTTGTAGTATTTCTTCTGCTGCCTAGTCATTTCCACCGTGCGCTTGACGTAGACCATGTCTGGTAGGTCAAGACACTCTTCTTTTGTGAACCTAATCGCTGGCTGCAGTGCTTTGAATACGGTGTCTGTAGCGTTTTCTTTAGGCACCCACTTAAAGTTAGTGACCTTCTGCATCACCATGTCACGGAAAGAACTAAAGAATCTAGGCACTGCGTTCGGGTTGACCAGCTTTGCCAGACCAAACGCATCGACAGGACTTTGTGCTGCTGGTGTGCCCGTCATCATCCACAACCACATGTGCGGAGCTAACAACTTATTCAGCACCTTCCAACGTCGGGTCTGCGGGTTCTTATAGTGTGTAGCTTCATCCACGATGATTAGATCAAACCCACCATTAGCTATGGCATCTGCAACTATCTCTACACCGTCGTAGTTAATAATCACGAACTCGGCACCGCTTTCTATTATCTTTCGACGCTTCGGTGCAGCGCCGTAGGCTACATCCGCAGTTCTGTGCATGGCGAAGGTAAACAGATCATCCATCCACGCTGATTCCATGATGGATAAGGGGCATATCACGAGTACACGCGAGACATACCCTTTGTTCATCAGGTAGTCAGCGGCCCATATAGCACTTGCTGTCTTGCCAGTGCCTTGCTCGTTAAAGCAGAACGCTCTTTTATTCAAAGTGAAAAACTCAGAAGTAGTCTTCTGGTGCTTCATCGGTGTGTGCTTACCCGTCCAATCGTATCGTGTACGTATCGGAGACGGCACGTTTATATTTAAGTTCTTTAGAACGTGAGCTTCTTCTAGCCCCCAGTTCACAATCACTTTGTTGTCTTGAAGCTCTTTGCTCTTGGGTATAACGCTCGTAACTTTTTTAGGGTCACGCAACCTAAGCAACAGGGCTTTGTTATCTACAACCTGCATGTTGTTCTCCAAATGCCGCCTTTAACACCCACGGACGGCGCGTGGTCTACCCCCTCTGACTTCGCAATGCGTGGACTTGCTTTCCAAGCAAATCAGAAGGGCGTGTTATCTCTTTGTACTGTGACCGTTTCTACTACGGTTCTTGCTTCGGCTCTCCACCTTGTAGCCATCTTTGTTAGTACCACCTCTACTTAACATTTTGTTATGGCTTACGTCTTTGCCTTCGCGTTTGTCTGCTTTGCCGTTCTTGTTGGCATCGCGTCCTGTTTTATCCATTGCTCGGCGTGCGCGTTGTCGCTCCATGCGATCTCCATGCTCGCCCCTTGCCACCTGCTGGCGATACTCTTTCTTGTAGTTTCGTTGTCGCCTACGCATCAGTTCCTTCCATTATGTGGACACTCAACAACCTGACACCACTTTTTGCATAGCCCATTAGGTTTAGGGTTCCACACATCATTGTCGAAAGCAGACTGCATGTTGTCATAATTATTCATCCACTTATCCCACAGCGCGGTTTCATCTTCAAGTACATAGCGATCTCTTATGAGGTCTTCGCTTACAACAAATAAAAGTCCCGCTCGGACAGTTTCTACTTCGGGGTAGTGCTTAAACGCGGATAACGCCATAAGCTCTAACTGCCCCTTGTCTGCATATCTTGCCGACTTGCCTGTCTTGTAGTCAATGACCCAAGCCAACTTATCTTCTTTATTTAAGATCAATAAGTCCGCTATGCCTCTAAACCAAACGTCACTGTCATAGAAGCTGCACGGCTCTAAGTTCTCAGTAAGCCCCATCTTAATTTCACACAGTTTCTCGCCTTTCTTGGCGTTGAGTGCGTCAAGCATACCCTGTGCGTACTTAAACCTTGGGTCTAGCTCACCCCCGTCACGTATGTATATCTCCGCTGCTTTGTGGAACTCGTCGCCATAGCGTATGGCGTCACTCATCTTAAACGGATACTTCTTTACTACTTTCTCATAGTAAAACTGTTTCGGGCACTGCTGAAACGCTTTGATCCTACTGAACGACCACGGTGCAGCACTCAACTACTCACAGTCTCCATACGCTCTAGCCACACCGCTCTCGCAATCAAGCGGCAGTCCTTCTGCCCAATCTGGCACGAACCGCATACACTCTTCAATGTACTGCTGTGCTTCACTAACTTCTTCCTCTGGTACACACGCGATTATAGAGTCATGCACCGTTAGTACAGGTGCGTACCTCTTACTTATTAGTAGCATCTGATCGGCTATGATGCAACGTGCCACTGCCTGACATATGTTCTCTACACATTTTCCGCCGTATATCTTGGTGCGACCTCGTCTAGTCTTGTATGTGAACTCTAGCCCTCTTTCGTTTTGCTCAGCCTTAAGATCTTCATACCGCATCACTAAATCTGATGGCAGCCGAACGCCTTGTAACGCAGCTATGGGTTCTATAACAGACTGCTCGCCTATGTTGACCACTGAGTTCTTAGACAACTCTTCCAGCATAACATTAGCATCGCGCCATAACTTGCTGATCTTCCAGTTAACATCACGGTAGATACTAATAACCCTACGGCACTGATCCATGGGTAGCTCAACCCCAAAGTTCTTAAGCTGTGCTTGAAAGCGTAGAGCGCCCATACCATACCCAGCGCCAAGTATTGTAGTCTTACCGACGAACCGCTGCTGTGCAGTTATGTCCTCCTCCCGCACATCATAGATCCTTGCAGCCATCTTGACGTAGACATCCTCCTTGTTGCGGAACGCCTCGGTCAGATCATCCTGCCCAGCGAACCATGCCAACACCCTCGCCTCTATTTGCGATGAGTCACAGTCTATGAGCATGTAACCTTCGGGGGCCATAATGCTCTTCTTTAACATCTTACCGTCAGGCCCACGGCTCGGTAGGTTCTGTAGGTTTATCTTGTCTGCCCCGCCCCATCTACCTGTGTGCGCTGCGTAGTACCTCACTGGAACCGGCAATGTTCCGCGCTTCGCGATGTCTATAAAACGCTGCGTGCGTGTCTCTTCTAACGTACTCTTGTTCCCAAGACGTGCAGCTACTAAGGCTTGTACGTTCAAATTATCGTGTTCTTCCAATGCTTTGAACGCTTCATCTGTCTTAGCGAACGCATAAGTTTCTTTGCCTGTTGCTGGGCTTGTCTTAGTAGGAGGTACAACACCTTGCTCTACAAGAAGTTCTGCAAACTTGTCGTTACTCATCAACTGCTTCTTGTCAGTTATGTCCGCAGCTTCTAGTAATTCGTCCTTACGGTCACGTATGCTGATTAGGTGTTGTTCCAACAGGCCGAGATCTAGCTCAAGCATGGGGTGTATAAACATACGCAACGTGCAATCAATGATCTTAAGTTCTTTCTTAGGAAACGATTGATTCATTATCGAGAACAGCTTGTAAGTAAGCTCTACATCGTTGATGCAGTAGTCACCGTACTTATCTAGTTCCGACTCCGTAAAGTCTTCGCGTCGTTTACCGAGTGCATTGAGCACCTCAGTTCCTTTCTCGCCGACTCCGTACCGTTCTGCCAATGCCTTGAGGCTTGCACCAACCTCCACGCCATGTAAGCCACGCCCCATGCACATAGTATCAGCCCAAGCGCGAGGGCGAATACCAAATAGCCAAG